TATGAAAGAAACTAAATTGCGTTCTCATTTACCTTTACTTATGCATCAAGCAGACCATATGGCAGCTCAAATTGAATTTGAAATATGGAATAATGCAACTGATGCTGTTCCTAAACAATCTAAACCTAAAAATGGTTCTAAAGGAGACAAAACAATGAGAAATGCTAAAAAAATAAATACTAAAAATAATCCGAATCTATCTAACGCTACTTTAGATGTTATAGATTCCTTTTTTAAAGACTAAATTATGGGGTGGACAATAGCAACAATAATACTTAGTATATTTACAACTGCAATGGGGTTTTCTATTAGAAATTTACTTGTTAAAAATGAAAAATTAGAAGATTTTATATCAAAACAAAGTGATGCCATAAATGCTTGTGATCAAAGGTTAAAACAAATTGACAATAAAAATATATTTTATGCTGATGATGAAATAGGTTGGTTTTTTAAAGAATTAAAAAAAATCCAAGAAGCATTAAACGAATTTACACTTAATTAATTATATGACTACAAAACCTAAAATCAAATTAGAATCAAACTCTATTCCTCCACCTAAAAAAAAAAGAGGAAGAAAAAGAACAAAAAAAAGATACTTTACTGAAGATACAGATTTAGCAATAGCTGAATATTTAAAATCTACAATTCAAGAAGAAAGAGATTTTATATATAAAAGTAGAATTCATTACCCTTTTTATAAATTAGCTGAAAACCTAATCCACACATTTAAATTTTATTATACAGAAGTAGATAATTTAGAAGATTTAAAACACGAAGTAATTTGTTTTTTATTAGAAAAATTAGATTACTTTAATCCTGAAAAAGGTTCAAAAGCATTTAGTTATTTTTCAATTGTAGGAAAAAATTACCTTATATTATATAATAATAATAATTATAAAAAGAAAAAAATAACAACAGATATTATGGCTGCCGATGAAGATGATGGAGTATTAAGACAATTAGGAAGAGATAGTAGAAAAAAAGAATTAAAAGATTTTATAGATTATCTTACAGAATATATAGATAAAAATATATTTACTTTATTTAAAAAAGAAAAGGATAGAAAAGTATGTGATGCTATTAATACTCTTTTTAAACGTAGAGAAAATTTAGAAATTTTTAATAAAAAAGCATTATATATTTATATTCGTGAAATGACAAATGTAGATACTCCTGTTATCACTAAGGTAACTAAGATATTAAAAAAGCACTATAAAAATTTATATTTAGAATATAAATCAACAGGATATGTAAAAATTTAATTTCTTCCATATTTATAATAAAATATGAAGATATGGACTCATTAAACCAAATATTATTTGATGATAAATCGTTTTCTGATTTATTAAAAGAAATTCATAAAAATCAATCTAAGAAATCAAAACAATTAGCTAGTCTGATTGCTGAATTACGTCCTCTTATTACTAGTTTAGGAGATGCTACAGTAGTAGTACCCTTAATTAAGGAATATATGGAGATTAGTGTAAAAAATGACGATCAATTGATAAAAATGGCTGCTATAGTACAACGTTTATCTACAGGTGCTTCAAGTACAGGTGATGGAGGTATGTTAACAGAAGAAGAAATGGAACAACTTCAATCAGTAGCTGAAGAAATATCTAAAACAGTAGAAAAACCAAAACAATTAGAAAGTCCTAAAGAAAAAAATAATGAGATTTAAAGTAGTTAGAGTAATAGACATTATATTAGATGAATCCCATTCACATTATTTACGATATGGTAAAGAAGAATCTGTAGGAACTATATTTTGGAATTCTATAAATAGAAGAAATCCTGTAGGTTCATCTAATTCACTTCCAAATCTTGATCTTTTTCAAACTGCTAAACCTTTAAATTATAGTATATCTCATTATCCTGTGCCTAATGAAATATTACATATATTAGGAGCTCCTTCTTCAACATACAATGAAAATAATGATTTTGATTGGTATTATATGCCTCCTATATCAATTTATAAAGATCCTTCAAGCAATGCTTACCCTACAGATATAAGAGGTGATATTGGAGAAGG